GGCAGCGTGACGCTGGATGCGTCGGATGTGGCATCGATCGAAATGTCGAGCACGCCGGCCGGTTCGTCGTCCACGACGGTCGCGGCTTCCAGCGTGAACCTCGTCTCGATGTGGCAGACGAACTCGGTCGCATTCCGCGCCGAGCGGTTCATCTGGTGGGGTCCGCGTCGCAGCGGCGCTCTCCAGTGGATCGACGGCATGCCGACTGCCTGCTGATGGATCGGGGCTCCTTCGGGAGCCCCTTTCTTGACTTGAAGGAAGATCAATGAGTCGAGTTCAGTTCACGTTCAAGAAGAACGGAAGCCAGCGAATGATGCACAAGCTGACCGCTGACGTTCTGCAGAGGCATGGCCTGGGTGAATACATGACCCGCGACATGGCCGATCAGCCGATGATCCAGAAAAAGCTGGAAGGCGACGGCCTGGATGATCTCGATCGTGCGCAACTCCATGCGCTTGCGAAGGAACGCGGCGTCGCGGTTCATCACTTGGCAGGTGCTGACAAGGTGCGGGCGGCGCTTCGCCAATGAAACTGTTCGGGCTGACGATCACCAGCGAGAAGGCGCTCAACGCGATCAGTGGTGCGTGGCGCGGCGGCTACCTCAACATCCTCGAGCCCTTCTCGGGCGCATGGCAAAGGAATATCGAGGAAAAGCGCGGCCATCTGCTGACCTATCCGACGTTATTTGCGTGCATCTACCGTATCTCCAGCGACATCGGAAAGCTTCCCTTTACGCTGCGGGTTCTGCAGGAGTCCGGCGTATCGATGGTGACCACGAGCCCGGCCTATACGCCGGTCCTGCGGAAGCCGAACAACTTCCAGACTGAAGGGCAGTTCCGTGAGTACTGGCTACTGACGAAACTGATCCATGGGAACGCCTACATCCTCAAACGCCGGGATGCCCGTCAGGTCGTGATCGACATGTACGTCCTTGATCCCGAGCGCGTCATGCCGATGGTGTCTGATGCAGGGGATGTGTTCTATCAACTGCAGACCGATGCGCTCAATACCCTGCCGGTAGGTTATCCGGCTGCGAACCTCATCGTCCCCGCGAGCGAGATCATCCACGACCGCTGCATGACGATGCATCATCCGCTGATCGGCATTCCTCCAGTCGCCGCGGCCCATTGGCCGGCGCTGAAGAACATGAAGATCATGCGAAGCGCGACCGAGTTCTTCGCGAACAATGCGCAGCCTGGCGGCATCCTCACCGCGCCTGCGGGCATGACGGAAGATGACGCGAAGAAGGTGCAGGACTATTGGAGCAGCAACTTCACCGGCTCGAATGCCGGCCGAGTCGCGATCGTCGGTGCGGACATGAAGTTCACGCCGTTCGCGATGAAGTCGATCGACTCGCAGATGGTCGAGCAGATGCGGTATTCGGATGAGCAAATTTGCCAGCCATTCGGGATTCCGCCGTTCAAGGTCGGGATCGGCACGATTCCTTCCGGCCTGGGTGTCGATGGTGTGAACCAATTGTATTACCAAGACGCGCTGCAGACGCACATCGAGCACATGGAGAACTTGCTCGATGACGGCCTGAAAATCTCCCAGTCTCTAGGCGTCGAGCTCGATCTCGCTCCGCTTCTTCGGATGGATGAAGCCAAGCGGGCCGAGGTCGAGACGAAGCTTGTCGCCGGCAAGATCAAGACACCGGACGAAGGCCGTATCCGGTTCAATCTTGCTCCCACGGGCGGCGGAGACACGCTATGGGGCCAGAATCAGGATTACCCGCTGGGAATGCTGGCCGATCGCGCGACCTGGGACCCGGCCATGCAGACGCCGGCTCCTGCGCCGACAACTCCCGCCGATGCTCCTATCAGCGATGTAAACAAGGCGTTGCTAGAGCAGGCGCAAGCCATCATCGCAACCCAGAAGGCCATCGATGCCATGCGGAAATCCGCACAACCGGAGGCAACGCATGTTTGACCCCGAGAAATTCGGCGAAGCCATGGGCGCCGCAATCCGAGATGCAATTGCTCCCCTGCAGAAGAAGCTTGCGGAAATTGAGTCCCAACTCGCCAAGGACGTACCCGCTCAGATCGAACATTCAGTCAGTGCCGCCATAGAGGCGTTGCCCGCCCCAAAAGATGGCGTCGATGCCGATCCGATCCTGATCATCAAGGAAGTGCTGGCGCAGATTCCTGGACCGGTCAAAGGTGACGATGGGCTAGGATTGGCGGGCGCGATGATTGACCGGGACGGTGCGCTGCAGATCACGCTGACGAACGGCGAAGTCAAAAACCTCGGGAAAGTGGTTGGCAAGGACGGCAACGATGGCGTCAGCTTCGATTCGTTCGATCTCGAGTACATCGCTGAATCGCATGAGGTTTCTGTGAAGGCGACGGTCGGGACGCGGGTCAAGGAGATTCGCTATCCAGCAGGCGGCATTCGTCCATCCGGCTACTGGCGCGAAGGCACCAAGGCCAAGGCTGCGGAAGCCTGGGTTCACGATGGATCGCTCTGGATCGCGACCAAGGACACGCAATCGAAGCCGGACACGAAGGGCGCCGACTGGATCATCGCGGCTCGAAAGGGTCGGGACGGTGAGACGATCGTCAAGACGATCAACGCGGCGCCTGCTGGCCCGATCAAACTTCAGGCGTGAGCATGGACCTCGTTTCCATTGAGGATGCACGGAACCATATCCGAACGGACAGCGACGCGGATGACGCATGGCTTGCGGTCTGGATTCCGGCGATCAGCCAAGCGGTCTTGTCATGGCTCAAGGAGGACTGGCGCGCGTTCGAACCGATGCTCGATGAAAACGGAAACCCGCTTCTTGACAGCAACGGCGATGCGATTCCGTTCGAGGACTCGGATGGGGACAAGACCGTCAAGCCGATGGTTCGCGCGGCCTGCCTGATTGAACTGGCCCAGCAATATCGGTTCCGGGATGGCTCAGGCGCGGCAGCGGTTCCGTCCGAGTGGGGGCATGGCTACGTGCTTGGGGCAGGAGCCACGAGCCTGCTCGTTTCTGTCCGCAAATCGACCGTCCGATGAGCAGCGTTGAGGCCGGGAAACTGCGGCACCGGGTTCGCATCGAGCAGGGGGAAAGCCTGATCGACTCGAACGGCGAACCGGCACAGGACGATGAGACGGGAACCGTCCTGCAGGAATGGACCGAGGTCGCGACCGTATGGGCGGCTATCGAGCCTCTGAGCGCCCGTGAATTCCTGGCAGCACAGGCCACACAATCGAAGGTCACGGCACGAATCACGATCCGATTCAGAGATGATCTGGACCCGGCAATGCGCCTGGTACATACGAGGACCGGCCGGGCGGATGTCGTCTACAACCCGGCAGGCTTTCTGCCGGATGTCGAAAGCGGGCTGGACTACATCACGATTCCGGTATCGACCGGTGTCAGTCAGGGCCAATGACGACTTGGGCGGTGCTCGCGACGGGACCATCCATGTCGCAGGCGGTGGCGGATCAGATCAAGGGACGATGCAAGGCGGTGGCGGTCAGCGATGCTTGGAAGCTAGCGCCGTGGGCTGATGCGCTGGTTTCTACCGATGGCGCCTGGTGGAAGGCGCATCCGGAAGCATTGGAATTCAATGGACGCAAGTTCGGAGCGATGCAGAGTTTCCGGCCGCTAGAAAGCGTAGAGAGTTTTCCGGCCGAGACTCACACAAACTCAGGATTGCTCGGCCTGATGGTGGCTGTTCATCTGGGAGCGAAGCGGGTTCTTCTGTGCGGGATCGACCTGAATCAGCCGGGGCATCACTTCTTCGGCCGGCATCCGGCGCCGCTCAAATCCACCAACGCCGGGCGCATGGAAGCGTTCAAGCGGCAATTCGGGCACTACCGGCCCAAAGGTGTCGAGATCATCAATTGTTCGCAGTGGAGTTCGCTGCATTGCTATCCAAGGGCTTCGCTTGAGGACTGTCTCGCTGAATCTGCGGTACTCGCTGACTGAGCGGGTCCAGGCGTTCGAGCGAGGATTGAGGCGGCATGGATTCACCGTCATTCCGGGTCTGCAGCCTGCGGATGCGCTGGTGACATGGAACCGGATAGGCGCAGCGGATCGAGTCGCCAAGGATTACGGGCTGGTGCTGGTTGCCGAGAATGCGGCATGGGGCAATGGGTTTCTCGAGCGGAAGTGGATCAGCCTCGCCAAGGATAGGCACAACACGGCGGGAATGTTCCTGGCTGGCGGCTCTGAACGATGGGATGCGCTCGGCGTCGAGATCGCGCCCTGGAGGACAGAAGGCGAAACGGTGATCCTTCCGCAGCGCGGGATCGGCAGTCCTCCAACGGCCATGCCGGCCAATTGGGCGAAGTCAGCCTATCAGCGGCATGGCGGGCGCATCCGGCCGCACCCTGGCAGGAATCCGGCGAAGCCGCTGGCCGATGATCTCGCGGGCTGTGGCCGAGTGGTGACATGGGGCAGCGGCGCTGCGATTCAGGCTCTGATGATGGGCATCCCGGTGATCTCGGAGATGCCGGACTGGATTGGTGAGCAGGACAACACGGACACAGGCCGGCTGTCTATGTTCAGGAATCTGGCCTGGGCTCAGTGGGAACTCCGCGAGATAGAAAGCGGCGAGGCATTCGAGGGTTTTCTGTGAGGCTTCTTTTCACCGGGAAGGGTACTTCAGGCAGTTGGCAGATTCGTGGTCTGCAAGTTTCCAAGGCGCTAGGCGC